ATACGCTTCTTCCTGCGAACAATAAGAAGCCTTTCAGCCTGATCCACATCCTTCAACTTCCGAATAGCCATAGCATCCTCAATGTCTATCGTCTGCGTAGATAAAGCCTGCTGAACATTAGCCTCTAAATACATCCTATCTGTATCAGCCATCTCAGTGACAACCTTAACGCCAAAATTGTACATCGGCAAGTCACCAAATGATGACAACACAGACATATTAGCCTTGCCTATAGCATTCTCGTAAACCCTATAAATAACAGACTCCGTGGGGAGGATTTGCAAGCACTTAATGACATCCTCGCAGACCTTCCTAAACAACACCATAGACGCATGGGTGATGTCATAAGTAGCATTGTTGGAAGCACTAATAGCCTGCTCCCTAACGCCAACCAAAGCATCAGACTTGGGACTAGACCCATCAACAACCTCGTTAAGACCAGTAGCATCCCTAATCATGCGAAGGTAATGGTTGTACAAAGCAACAAGTTCATTGATGTTCCTAATCTGATTCTCAATAGAACGAATCGGTGGGTTCTGAAAACCCCCCTCTGGATTCTTCGACCTATAATAGAAAATACCCGTCTGCTCGTAAATATCCTGAATCTCAAGAGGCTGTAAGTCCCCACCCCTGCCAAGCTGCACATTCTCAAGACCCTCAACATCAATAATCAACCCATCAGGCTTGGCCTTAGCAATAGCCTGCTGAATCTTCAAGTGCGTAATCTGTAGTTGGTCGGCAAAGCCAATAACGGATGCCACCATAGACTTGGGCTGTAACCTACGCATATTAACAGCAATACACGAATAAGACATCCTCGCCCTAGTGATGTCATGAACATTGCGGGGGATGTTCTTCTTCAGCCCATAGTTGTAAATCATCTCCGTACCTACAATGTAACTACCCCCGTAGACAGTAGCATAAGACATCTTGTACGGCTCCCTATCGTAAACACTCTCCCTTGCAGGGGTGTAAACATCACCCTTAAAGTAAAAGCCTACATTCCCAAAGCGGCTCTCCTTGCTCTCGTAATAAACATCGTCAACAGCCATAAACTCAAAGTCCATAACCTCAACAACATACTCATCATACCCATAAACCATCCTCTGAGTGTATCTGTCGTAAGATGAATAGCCAAGGCGAGAAGGATTGTTTGAATACTTATACTGAACATCTCTAGCAATCTTTTCATACTGCTCCTCTGTAAACTGATCCCCAGCAACACGCTTTAACTCCTGGATGCTAATCCTCTTGATATGCCCCGCATATGTCAAGTCATTCATGTTGGGGTCTTCCGTATACGAATGAATGAAGAAGGCAGGGTCTACATAACTAGTAGTAACACCATAGTTGGGGTCGTTGTCCCTCTTGACAACAGCCATCCCAATAGAGACAAGGTCATTGACACAACGCCTGAAAATAGCATCATTGAAGTCATTCCACTCCAAAGTCAAGCTGGTGGCAATCTGAGAGGCTATCTCAGCCGATGTCTTGATGTTCTCATCAAGGAAAATCTCCGCCTCCTCAGGAGTGTCAGGAATAGCCTTAGCATTGATGCCGGTGTCAACACCAACCATATTGGCCATCTCAATCAACTCCTTATTGTCAACCTCAAACTTAACCTTAGCCTTCTTACGCTCTTTCTGCGAAATAGACAACGGGTCTACAGCCTCAACATTAGGATATGGCTTCTTAGACAGAATCTTGTTGACAACAATACGAACAAACTTGGGGACGATAGGGACTGGAGACCAGTCAATGTTCAACAAAGTCCCATCCCCATTGTTGGGGTCTAATGACGTTAATATCTGCTTGTAAATGGAAACATCCTGCGTCCCATTAGCATAATCCCTGTTGCGCTCATACTCGCCAAGCCTCTTCCTAAAAACGCTCTGTGCATCATCAGTCCTTCCCCACTGCGACTCAATAGCCTTAGCATACTTCAAGCCGTACTCCTTAGAAGCCTTAGCCTCTGCGCTTACAAGAGGGTTTGGAAAGTTCCCATAAGGGAAGTTAATTTTACTATCCATGCACCTATTTTTATGCAAATATAGGTAGTTTTAACAATACGCTAAATCAACGTATCGGCAACGCCTTATGCCTCCTAAAGAAAACTTTCTCCGATAAGTCAACAGTCTTCTTAATGGGTCTGTTCTTCTGTGCCGCTAACAAAGCAAGGCCAGAGGAAATAGTAAGGTCAAAGGCAGTCCTGTCATCAATCTTGAAGTTAATCCAATCCTCAAGAGTCCTCTCAAAGAACATCTTGCCATGCAAACCCGTGTCATCGTGAAGGCCTATATGCTCATGGATGTAAGCCTCAATAGCCTGTGCGTGTGCCTGTATCACATCTTGGCTGTTTGAAGGAACACCCTTAGTCTTGACATTACTGCTGCTCATAGGCACCTTCAAGTGGTCTGGCCTATCCAAGATATATCCATCATAACCCCTATCCTCAAAATACCTGACAATGCCATACTTGTTATTCTCAATAAGCAACGGATAGCCGTAATAGACGGCAGCCATCAGAATGTCCTCATAGAAAATCCTCGCAAGTGGAGGCCGCTCCGCATACTCGGCAACAAAGATGCTAGAAGGGTGATTCATATTGAACTTATTGAACAGATGACAAGCCCCCTTAGAACCCCTGCCATCCATAGTCTTGTCAATGTCATACGAGTCAACACCGCCAACCCCCAACAGCTCATTACCCGGATATGGCTTGCCGTTCTTATCCACCTTTCTGTTACGCAACTCCTGAGGGGGAAGCCAAGAAATGTGCCACTTGCCATTGACATTAGACGTGAAGATGACCTCAGAGTCCTTGACACCATCCCTCCACACAAAGTCACCACGAACTATAGGGTTCGGATACAGACTCCTGTTGTACTCAATCTGTTGGTAGATTTTGCCAATATTGAAATGCGTAGACTTGGTGGACTCCCTAAACGCCTCGTCAATAGTCCAAGGGAACTGCCTGATAACCTCATTGAGTTCATAGGCATCATTCATCAGTGCCTTGCGCTCATTAGACAGGTATGTCTTAGCCCCAATCTTGATGATGTCCCCATCAATAGTCTTAATGGGTGACTTGGGGTTGTCAATGATGGGCATCCCATACGGATCAAAGAACCCCTCCAAAGCCTCATAAGCAGGAATGAAAATCCGATATAACCCACTTTTTGTCCTCCCGTTCTCATTCCTATCCGAAGGGTCTGAATCCCTAACAAGCTTCCTGTACTTACTGCCACCCCTATCCAAAGGATTAACAGTGCTGCCCACCAAGGCCTTCCCAACAACCTTCTTCCCCACAATCAGACAAGTCCTGTGAATCCTCCACACCTCAGTGATGTCCATAGGATTCTCCCACTTACCAGCCTCATCTAAATACAAGATATGCAGCTTCTCACCATCGTAAGCATTGGTAGTCGTATTCTTCCAGTTGATAACCGTATCCAAAGCCTGCGTATCCAAAGTTGTCTTGTTCGTCTTGGTAATCCTCTTGGATGGCTCACGGAATGCCAACTCAACCCTCGGATTCGTAGTGCCATCCTGTATCGGCTTGAAGAAGAATGGATAACCCCTAAACATAGGGAGAACCTTCTTCATAAAGATATTCTCCTGGGCATCCTTACCCGTCTTACTCATAATGCCCAACACCTTGTTGGATATGCCAGTACCCTTGTCAACAATAACAGCAGAGCTGATGTTCGTATACCCACTGCGCCTGCACTTAACATAAACCTGCCCAAGTGACCTTGGGTCTACAATACAAGCCTCAGCGTGAATGAATAGCTTCCTCTGAAAGTCTAAATACCCACCATAGCCAATGTCCATCTGACTCCACTGCAAGAACATATAATGGCTACCCGTGATGTATGTAGGAACACCATTGTTGTAAAACCACAGCCCATTCTTGCGCCTCTCAAACTCCTTGGTTATGTAAGGGGTGTGCTTATCCCTAAACTCCTTAGGCTGCAACATCCACTCATCCATCGTCTTAATCTTCATCAAGTCAGCAGGAGGCTGAATGCGCCTCCACATCTGACGAGTCTTAATCATATTGTGATTCAGTATATCACTGCTGTGAGGAACCCTCGGCAGCTGTATGTAAATCCCCTCAATCTCTATAACCTGCCCCTGCGTGTCATTAGGGCAGATGTTGACAACAGGCTCTGCAAACTGCTTTATAGACACTAAACCAGACATCACTTGGCAAATTGCTCGGCAAAGCCCCCGGCAAAGTCAGAGGAATTGCTGGAAATCTCACCCTTCTCAGATAACGAGGCTATCATCTCTTCAATCTTCTGCCTCTCCTGCAACAACTCCCTAGCATCCGTTACCGTTTGCTTGATAGAAGATAACTCAGCCTTCCTAGCAGCACCAACAAGTTCCGGGGAGACAGGCTTCTTAATCTCCTCAATCATGTTGTTAATAGCGTGTTCCATAGAAGAGAGCAGCTTCGTAGCCGCCTCAAGAGTTGAGAACTTAACCCCTTTCTTCGACATAAAGGATATCATCAATACGCATCCTATAAACAGTCCTCCCATCAAACTCCATCTCATAGTCTGCATTCACGGCATAGCAAACCCTGTCACCCTTGAAGATGCCATGCTCACCCAAGGCATCAGAGTCATACAAGACAGTTGCCATCCTTGTCTTAATAGGGGCCGAAAGCAAGATGATGCCAGAATCACGAACCTGCTCATCATCCTTATCCAAGTCCACAAAAATCCAATCAGAGAACAACTTAATGTCATTACCCCTCTTGTATGCATAAGCCTGCGTTCCGTGACCACCATGCTCCGAATACTTGACAACATAAATGTCCTTGTCAATCTCCGCATTCTTGTCCATAACAACATGATGGTGGAAATACAAAGTGTCCCCAATGCAAACAGGTGTTTCGTGCTTGTTAGGGATGCCAACAACCTGACCATAACAAAATCTGTTCTCAAACTCCCTAAACTTAGAGTCTAAGTACATCTTAGTCCCAGCAATATCAATAGTATCCTTGAATTTCTGTGGGATGTGTACCAAAAAGTGATGCAGTGGATTCATTTTATTAAAATTTACAGTCATATTCAATAATCATGGGTATACCCCCAACAACCTCCTTCCATAACGATGTACCCTGCTCCGTCTGTATGAAGATGAGAACCCCAACATCACCCGTGGGCATTGTACTTTTCTCAATAGCCACAATCTTGCCGTCACCAGCATTCATCCCCACATAATATGCCATAGCATCCTTAGGATTAAGACCTATGACAATCTTGCGTATCATTACGATATCCAGTTTTCAATGAATGTATCCCCAAGTTCAGCCTTCCTCCTCTTACTCTGCATAATCCTTGACTCCTTAGCATGGGACTCATAAAAGTCATCAAGAATATCTGACATAAAGTCAGGGTCATCGACATTGGTGGAGTAAAACATACTAGAACTAGTAGGCTCTTCATCACTATGGTCTGTGTCTTCGTGCGTGGCACAAGCTATAAGCACATAAAAAGAGCCTTTCTTACCCCCATTGCCAGTTATAGTAGCGTTTAAGTCCTTGACAATACGCTTAATCCCCTCGTTCATCAACTCAGCATCTAGATTCATAGAGTTTATTTTATTAAATTTGCCTCAAATATACAATTAAATTGAAAACACTAAAGAGTGCCAGGAAAAGAATCAAGAAGACATTGACACCAATGGCTATCCTTGAGTTTGAAAAAGAGTTCAAAAGCAGAATCGGCAGCAACTACCTCAAATACCTCATATCTGTTATGGCTGATATGACAAGCAGATACGACATCAATACAATTCAGGTGATGTTCCTGCTTAATGTCTATGACCTCAAGTATTTCACAGCCAACCACGCCCACAAAAGCAACGGGATGGTATACTCCCGCTCAACAACAAGGATGCTCATCAACCCGCTAATCAATAAAGGCTACATAGATGTCTTCCTCAACAACGGGAATATATCACCATTAGACGCACAACGCTTTGGTCTTGAGTCAGAGAGTAGGTTTGCCAGAAGATACGCCATCACACAGCTTGGAAGAGCAAGAGTACAACAGATTTACAGGAAACTGGAAGGGAAAGCGACTATATACCTGGATGGAGAGGGTGAGGATGAGGATTAAAAATTAAGGCCGGTGTTACCCGGCCTTAACCCTCACTTAACCACAAGTCCCTAAACCCCTTCAGAGACAAGGCAAATATACAACAGATTACTTGATGTGAGCATACTCTTTCTTCGCATCAAATGAAGGGCAGGCTTTGGCTACTTTCGGAAAGTCTTTATGCCCCTGAATCACCGCATCGGGGTACTTCTTCTTCCACTCGTGTAAGACCATCGACAGTGCGTCTTTCTGACCTTGCGTACGGTTGTCAATAGGCTTCGTTCTACTGTCAATGCCACCAATATAACTGACATGAAGACAAACAGAATTATGGCCAGCAACCCCGTTGCAAATCTTATCATCTGTAGCAAGAGTGATGACTTCCCCATTAGCTTTAACAATTTTATGATATCCGGGTGACTTCCATTTCAGATTCTCCCTCCAATAGCGTTGAACCGCTTCAACTGTAGCTGTTTGCGGAGAAGCCGTACAATGAACTACAAGATACTTGATATTCCTCATATTGCCCTTATTCTGTTACAAATATAGCCTAAAATTACCCTTATTCTGTGCAAGGTCACAGTTTGTGATGTTACAATGTCACAGACGGAAATCGGCTTCCTTCTGTCGGCAAGGTGATGCCGTGCCAATCTGGCACTTCAAGTTTAAGTGCAGATTTTTGCAAAAATTAGCACTTTTCGCTACTTGTCGCAAACAATTACACCGAAATCGGTAGAATTAAGTCTATAATTCGGCAACCATCCGAATTGGCTGCCAGTTTATAGCGTCAACCTATAGGTTTACTTTTCTGCTCTAATTGTCAAGCTATACATTGACCTATCGGGTACTTGTCGTTGTGAACGCTG